CATATTATGACTCCGATCGGAGACCTTCCGATTAAGAGCATTAAGCCGATTCAGTGCCAGATGATTCTCAATTCTCAGGCCGGAATGTCTTTCTCGCATGTGAGCAAGCTGAAACACGAGTTGGATTTTATTTTCAAGACGGCTGTTCAGAACAAGATTATTCTTGAGAACCCAGCAGCCGATCTGGTTCTTCCTAAAAACGAGAAAGGCAAACGCCGAGGCGTGACGGACTTTGAGAGAGCCCATCTGCTCAAAGTATTCGACCAGTTCTATCCTAAATTTAATCTGTTTGAGTTAATGCTCAAGACCGGATGCAGGCCAGGCGAAGCTATAGAGCTTGAAGGCAGAGATATTGAAGTTCGTGACGGCAAAAGCCTGCTGCATATTCGAGGCACCAAGACGGCTAATGCTGACCGCTGGGTGCCTCTTCCTGTCGATCTGTACGAGAAATTGAAGGATAAAGGGCCATTTGAACCACTTGCTCCCACAGAGAATGGTACAAAGTGTTCACAGACCACCTACTACAGGCTCGTTAATCGGCTCAGAAGGGAATTAAACATATCTATGGGATGTAGAGTCTACCGCAACCAATTAGTACCGCCTTATCCACTCTCTGAGGACTTCGTGCCGTATTGTCTGAGACACACCTACTGTACCGATCTGCAGAAGAAGGGCGTCGATGTACGAACTGCTCAGTATCTTATGGGGCACGGAACCATAGCTATGACCGCCGATATCTATACTCATGTGGATGATTCGCAGGTCCTTGATGCTGCTAATGTGCTAGGAGCCGCGCTCCCAGAGGATTTTTCCGACAGCTCTGCCGCTAACATCTGAGGGTGGGACAGTTGATGCCATTTTTCCCTCGGGTGGGACAGTGGGTGGGACACTAAAAGGTAGAAAAAAGCAGTATTTTGCTAGGTCTCCTCATCATAATTTAATACATTTTCGCATAACAAAAAACCTCGCAAACCCTTATATTTCAAGGATTTGCGAGGTTTTATTCACTAATGAGGCATGGGGGATTCGAACCCCCGACAACTTGATTAAAAGCCAAGTTTAGAACGCAGCTTTTCTGCGGCTTTACATGCTGGGTGGGACAGTGGGCGGGACAGCACGAAGATACCCTCACAAAGGCAGCTTTTCCCGAAAAATATGAGTAACTTCGGTCGATGTTATTAGGCTATGCCATTTCATAATGCATATATTCTGTAATATGATCTTTCATCATATTGAACAAAACAACTGCATGCATCTGGCTTTCGACCGTAACCCATTCTACACCGTCGATATCGATAGTGTAGAACTCTCCCTCCTGATCTTTGTCCTGGCAAAGTGTGATGGGGATCTCACCGCCTGTTATCTTGATTTTTTCAGTCCTAATAATTTGCATGATTATTCTTCTCCTCTCTTATTTTACACATTATAGCATCCTTGATAGCTCCTTGCTTGTTCTCCTGCCTGTCGAGCCATTCCAAGATCTCAGAATCTGTTTTTTTATTAAATTTTAGTGACACTCTTTTCGTATTTTCTTTGTCGTACCTATCGTGAGCAGATATGACGGCTTCCCAATCTTCCGGTAACACGATTACAAGGACTTTATCATTAGTATCGAACATATCCGAAAAATGCATAGAAGTATTTGCTAATATTGTATCGTTATAGCGTCCCTCTTCCATAATCTCATAATCGGCTGCCTCTTTGTCCAAATAAATATCCTCTGAATACTCACCATCTATATTGACGATGTAATCACTGTGTAGCCTATGTGACCTGTCTGCATAGGCATATACTTCAACTATTTTCCCTTCGCCATACTTGCTTGCGATATCTTTAACCTTCATTTTTAATCCTCCTCGCTAATCCACTCTGTACCATTCCATGTTTCCAGGTGCAGAACGCCTGTTGTGAATCCTCTATAAAGCCTGTGCTCGCCTTTTTCAAAGAAATTTTCAAGCCCAAGATAATGATCGGTGCTTGATGGTTTTCTTCCCTTCTTATAGATGTGATGACTTGCAGAGTATTCGCATGAGTCCTTGATTGAATCATAGAACTCAAGTGCTGCAGCCGATGAATGCTCTCTAATATACCGCTCGCGTTCAGCGGCTGCTTTTTCCTTTTCTTCTTCTTCGATATAGTTAACAACTCTGGTTCCGTTGGAGCCGATCTTCTTTTTCAACAGCTTGTTCCCAGCATCGTCAGTCACGTAGTAGAAAGAGCCTCTTTCTTCAATATTCACATTGTTAAGGCATTTTTCTTCTGCCTTCGGATAGTTTCTTGTTCCGGACCATTCAAGATAGAAGATGTCTCCCTTATAGGTCTTTGACTCTTTCTTTACATCTCTTTTTGTCAAAGCCATTTCTGCAATATCTTCCTCGGTTAACCCGTTAACGAAATCTTCGTCGATACGGTAGAAATTAGTTTTATTATATCTGCTTGAAGTGTGGTGCCACGAGGAGCAGCAGAGTACTTTTTCTTTCAAAGTTAATGCTTTTACACTCTTTAACAATTCCGCCTTATCTGAATCGAACTCAGATACAGCAGATATAATCTCTGCCTTCGTCCACTTTGATAATGGCTTTTCGCCATTTGAGTAAGCTTCAACCGCTCTATTGCTCATTGAATATCCGTTATATCCGCTGTTTGCATTCATTTAACTTGCCTCCTTATGGTGTTGGGTAATACCCTTTCGATAATTATATTATATGGGTATTACCCATATAAGTCAAGCGAATTATTACGAATTTTCTTTTTATCCACGCAAAAAATAGAGGAACCGAAGTCCCTCTATTTACCGATTCTTTGCCTCGTTAGATTCATCTACGCAACTTTCCATCCAAGGCCAGCCTATACAGCTTCAAGTTCTGCGATTTTGTGCCCATGTAGAGCTTGATGCCATTCTTCTTAGCAATCTTCTTCCTGTTTGAGAAGGAAGAATCCACTTTGATACTATCTAAGGCTTCGATCAGGGTTGATCCTTTTGCCTTCTTATAGTATTTCTTCTCTGGTGCTGGCGCTTTGAACCACATAGGGTCGTCTCTCACCTCGTTGAAATCGCATAGCCCTGTGATTCCATCCGCTTCGTAGGTGCAAGTGAATTGGTATAGATTTACATTGCTATGGCACATTGCATTCGGCTTGTTAGTGTAGTATCTAGCTTCCCACCACTTGCAATTTTTCGGCAGCTTCTTAAGAATATTATCCTTATACAGCGGATAATCTTTGTATCCGGTGTATAACATGATCTTATCGCTCTGTTTCGATATCCACTTAAGAGCCTGTGCTACATTCTTGTGATTATTTCCACATTCCACATCCAGCACGTATCCTGCAAAGCGCTTTCCAACTATTCCTTTGCATGTGTTCACAAGGAACTTTGCCTGCTCTAGCTCACTTCCCTTATTCAGGAACGCGTACAGCCAATAGCTAATGCCGTTTGCTTCGCATCCTTTGACAAACTCTTTCAGGGTCGGGTCTACATACGAGGTGCCCTGCGTGGCTTTGCTGATGATAACCTCATACTTCTTTGCTGCTTTGAAATTCTTAACCGGATGGTGGTGGCTTACATCAGGAAACATCATGGGCATCCCCTCCCTTCTGCATCACTTCAAGTACCTTTTTCAACGTCTGCGGGATTGGCACTCCCATAAGGGCGGCGTTTTCGAGGATAGATAATGCCTCGTTGACAGCGAAAGTGATAACGACCGCATCCCGGATAAATGAGTTTCCTGTATAATGATCCAGACATGTCCCGACTAGCACAAGTGCCAGCTCCATTCCCTTCCGACACAGTCCTTTGAATCCTGCTCTGCTTTCAAGGCATCCAGACTCTGTCTTCCCACTTTTGTGGAATACTCCAGCTACGATTAAGCCTGTAATGTAGTCAACAATCATGAATGTGACCAAGACCTGTAGCCCCATATCCCATCCTCCGAATAATGCAGCAAATGTCGCTCCAATGAGCCCAATAAGTGTGTGGATTGCGTGATGCATGATGTTACTCTCCCTTCGTGATCTTGCGATTAAGCTGAATTAATGATGCCTTCGTCTTGGTCGTGTCAATGCCTGTCCAGGCTTCCAGGATTGGATAATCATACGGCAAGACGGCCGCCCCATGCTTGCCCCAGTCTCCCCAGGAATTCTCGACAACCCAGCCCTTGGATGTCCACCCGGTGATGGTCATCGCGTGATAGCCTCTCAACTCTCCGCAGTGTTCTGGGTCGTATTCGGACACCTGTGGCCATGCCATTGGAACCCACTTACCGTTCTTCTTAACCTCTTCCTCTGTCCAGTCCGGACCGCAGTTTTCGTAGCAAGGAACACTGATGATGACGGCGTTCAGGGCATAGACAGCACGCTTGATCTCGTCTGCATTCTTCTCATCGATTGAATAGTAGCTATCGATCTTGTACTTGGCTGCGATTGGATCAAGCTTCGCTGCGTACTTTTTGTATGTTTTCCGGATCTGCTTGTACGTGCCGAATCCGGGGAAGTTCTTCCAGGAACAGCAACCGTAGTTCTTTAAGATGGTAAAGATATCTCGGATGAACATACCCTCGCGATCATCTTCAATCCCTGTCCTGTGGGCGTAGATGTATGCTGGCGAGAACTTGTTGGAGAAGAGTGTCTGTTTCTTTTCTCTTGCATGTCTTGTGTATGCGCCGGCGCATGCTCCACACATCCCTGACTCCCCCTGATCGAAGTGGTTAATGTCCTTTCCAAATCCAGGAATCCGGTAATGCTTAGGCAACTCTCCCAATAATCTCTCGCCTGCCTGCTGGGTCAGGCATACCGGCCTGTCTCCGTTAATGACCTCTCTCAGCTGGTAATCTCTTGGATCTTCCGGCGAAGGGAGGATTCCTTTGAATCTCTTCATCTCTTACTCCTTCCTGAGATCTTGTCCTCGATTTCGCGCAGTGCTTCCTCTTCGCGCTCGATTGATACGAATTGATCTAATGCATTGATCAGTCTTCTGTTCTGCCCAACAAGCTGCTCAATGATCTCTGCCTGTTCCTCGCACAACGCTTGGTAATTCATCACAGCATCTCCTCCAGTGCTCTGATCTGCTCACGGTAGCCCCTCCTCTTCAGCCTGATAGATTCATATTCGGAGTCCGGGATCTCGCCTTCTGAATGCTGGATAGCCAGATGATCTGTGCTTTGTAATAACTGCTTATAAGCGTTGATCTCGCCCTGAACCTCCTGAGTCGTCTTTTTTTCTTCCATTTTTCGTCCTCCTTCGGATGTCATTCCAATCTCCAGCTGTCGATGAACAGCTGGTCAAATAGATCGTCCATGTTCCTTGTGGCATTATAGGCGTCCTTTTTGATCATGGATCCGCGCCAACTCGCATAAGATGTTCGGATTGCATCGAATGATAGCTCTCCTCGGTCGAGCAACCCTTTCTGGCGTTTGAGCTTGCGCCGTTCTCTTGTGATCGCTTCGCGGCACGGCTTCTTGATGATGTGCCCTGTGTCTGTGATGAAGAATCGTGTCTTCAAGAATGTGAACCCGTGCTTCAAGTCACAGATCTTGGTCTTCACTGGGTTGATCACGATTCCATATCTCGCACAGAATTCCGTTATTTGTTTCAAACACTCTTTAAGATAGCTGATGCTGTCATGGATCAGGTAACTATCATCCATGTATGCTCCATAGCCCTTGATTCTCAGGATCTCCTTGATGTAATGATCTAATGGACTTCTGAGATATATCGCGTTGATCTGACTTGTCTCCGACCCGAGCCCCAGCCCTTTGTCCCCGAATGCGTCAACGAAGGATAGGGCCAGAGCTCTGAGCTTGTCATCGTGAATGGCATCTTCGTACATTCGATGCAAGGCCTCGTGGTCAATGCGGCCAAAGTAGTCGCTGAAATCGATCAGAAGGATTCCACCCTCGCGTCCGTGTCTTCTCACATGCCTTGTGAGATGGATGACTAACCTGTTCAACGAGAACTGCGTCCCTTTGCCTTTCTGGTTGGCGCCGTTGTCATATATCAACGGATTGGTTAATATTGGGCTAAGCGCATTCTGGCAGATACTCTTCTGCACCACTCGCTCCGAGAATCTTACACTCTTAATATGTCTTAGCTTGCCTCGCTCAACGATATCGAAGCAGATGAATCCCTTGCGAATGTCCTTGCCACTCATCAGATCTTCGTGTGTACGATATATGCGCATCATCCTTAACATGTTATATCTCTGCACGCTGGCCTTCCACGATACGCCCTTCTGCGCCGCATCCGCTGCCTTGTATAGCGAGTCCATACTTGCTACCCGCTCATAACTATCGTATTCACCAAGCCTCTCCTTTCTCCTCTTACTATGTTCTTTTTCTCTCCTTTTTCGACGCCTTGCGCGCCTCTCCTCACTTGTCATTTTTGCCTCATCTTGATGTCTAATTGATATATGCCAGGTACGGCTTGGCACGTTACTGCAGCCGCGTAGGATACAGGCATGTAATGCAAGGCTCTCGTGCTCCCTTACACCATGCAAGCAGCGTCCGCCTGCTCTCATCCTGGCTCTTATTTACGCCTTTTGTCTTGGCGACGGATAACAGCTCCTTCCACCCACATGGCTCTGCGTTCGGCTCGCTTGGAGCTTACTGGATCTGGCTTAGCGTGGGATCAGAGCGGGGCGAACAGCTCGTTGCTGGCGTTGTTGTTGTTGGAGTTGCCGTTGTTGTTGACGTTCACCGCGTTAGTCGTATTACCTGAATTAGCGGATGCCAGCCACCAGTTAGCGCGACCGCATGTACAGCTGTTATCCTATGTCTTTTTTATTTTTTTACCTTTTCGTATTTGATTTTATTCGTCACCAACCGCGTTTCCTCGCTGAGCAGCCTCGTGACTTCTTCCGTCGAATTCGGCGTCACAGTTGGTATCACTTGTACAGCCTTGTCAATGAGTATATCGAGCTGCTTACAGGCTATCTCCGCCTTCTTCCAATGCATCTTCCGCTCGGTGATATGCCTATTGTCCAGCCATGTCTCGTTGGCTGCAGTGGCCCAGAAGGCAATCTCGTCTGACTTCCTGACCATTGGCTCGCCGATCATCCTGATCCATCTCTTCGGGATATACTTCTCACTCATGACATACCCTAAGACCTTCACTTGGAGCTTCTTCGCAGTGTCAACTGGATCGTAATATGTCTCTTTCCTGTCCTTCTTGAAAACTCCGCTCATGTTTACCTCCTTATGCGGGGCACAGAGGCCCCGCTATTAAGCGCTTACGCGCATTCGGGTCGGCTTACGCCTCCATTGTTCGGAAGCAGAGCGGGGCGAACAGCTCGGAGCTGGCGCCGCCGTTGCCGGAGTTGCCGTGGTTGGAGACGCCCACCGCGAGAGTCGTACCACCTGAATAAGCGGACGCCAGCCACCAGGGAGCGCGACCGCCATCCGGTCCTGCTCCCTTCATTCGATGTTCATAACTATTGGCGAATATCGGATACTGAACAGCCTGTCCATATCCAAATCCCTTCGTCGACCACACAGGGGTGTCGAATACCTCCGATTCAAACGGAACCCATAATTTGTCAAGGGATGACCATGCCCATGAGTTATCATCCGTGAGGGTTGTTCCGCTCTGATAACGAGTCGGAGCAAGCACTCTCTTCGGCTTAATAACGTTCTTGAGTTTCGTCTCAAGCCTTGGATATACAACGGTGTCTAACCAGTTTTTGAGATTAGATGCCAGGAATGGCTGAGCATTGCTTGAATTACCGTTGTTATTATTCTCAGTGTTCCACTTAACGGGAACGGAGTAGCAGTCTCTTGTGATCCAATCAATGTGATAGCCGACCTCATTCACTCCATCGCCTGTCCGGCGATAAGTGTTAATCCCGGCGATTTCAGCCTTGTGAACCTGCACCGGGGCGTCTCCACCGGCCGCAACGACGATCGGGATGTAGTCTCCAACCATCAAGCCGCTCAGGTCATGGTGATCGAGCCTTGCCTGGATCCATGCCCATTCGTCCGAATGGTTTGAAATTTCGTCGGCGAACACCACTGTCAGATCTCTTCCTGGGAGATACATCTTGTTAAGGCTTGAGATCACCTGCTTAATCGTCTGCTCGTATACAGCCTCGAATGCAGCCATCCTCTGCGCCTGTTCATCCACATCTTCTGCAAGCGCATAGGTCGCCTGCGTGAATTGAACTGTCACATTTGCCGAATTGGCCACGCTCACGAAGTAATCCTGAAGTATCTCTGCCGGATTAACTCCGGTGTAAGCAGGCATGTATTCGCCAGGGAATGAAGCCGCCACTGCCACGCTGTACAGGATCTCTGTCTCAGGATGCCCCTGCTCCCTACAGAAGACTCCCATCTCATTGATATTGAAGCCCTCTTTGAATAACGCTTCTCCGCTCTGCGGATCTCTGTTGGCGAGGATCGCTGACAACTTGACTACCTTCGAGCTTTCGAGTTTTTTCGAGTTGATGTTATAGCTATACTTCTGATTCTTCAGAGCTGTTCTCGCCTGGAGCGCTGTATTTGTTTTTTCCTGCGCGGTGTATTCGCCGGATCCAACTGAGATCTTGGTGAATTCTAAAACGCATCCACCGACCTGCTGTCTTGCCAGTAACGCCGCTCCCGCGTTCGTGACGACTGCTGCATCGAAGTTATTCATTGTCTGCCTCCTTTATCACGCATCGGCTTGTGTGAATCTCACTTGCGCCTGCGTATATCTGTGTATTTATCGATTCATGCGTTCTGTACCCCTCCTTGATCGGGGCATTTTTAGCATATCTTGCCACCGTATAAGCTACCGGATATATCTCCGTCCGAACCTCTGATACCTCTTCCACTTTATCCAGGATCGATCTTGCAGCTTTTACTTTTTCGAGTATCTTCCCAAAGTCTTCTCTTGTCTCGAAGCTTTGCGCCTGGATCTTGAAGTGATATGGGTCGCCTCCATAGCGATACCACGGAACATATCTTGCGCCGTCGAACATGGCATCAATGAATTCATTCATTCCCTTAGCCGTTCCGCCGTATCTTAACGATAGAATCGCATTCTTGATTAGATGCAGTTTTCTTTCATCCGAGTAACTCGACTTGTAATATGGAGCATTGATACTAGCCGCTATTGCATCGTAGAATTTCGGATCTACGTGGTCTATATCTCCCCAGACATTCAACTGTCTATACTTGCCGATCAGCTTTTTCATTTGCCTGTCGAAAGCATATCCAAATGCCTCCGCTTTCTCATCTTGCATGTTCGGCGGGAGCGACATATATGTTGCTCCGCACTCTCCAATCTTATACATCTATGCCTCCAGTCCGCCGTATGTGACTTCTCTATTCGTGCATAATGCCACTTCTGTATTCTCGATCTTTGTATAGCTTGGTGATGCAATCACCGCTCTCTTTGCGCCTGCTGCCTTGATGTATGATATTAAGTCATCTGTGCTGATAGCTCCTCCAATATCCGAATCTGTCTCTATAATCCATTCTTCGATGGCTGCTTCTACATTCTCCTTGATTGAATCCTCTGTCTCCTTATTTGATTCGCTTATGTAGTAGGTGATATCTAGCGAATACTCCCTTGGGGTTGGAGGAAGGATGATTACATTGTCTGTATCTGGTGTGACTCCAAGGTTCATCAGATATGTATGCACCTTTGAACAATAGTCTGTAGATGGTGCTGTCGCATTCTCTAACATAATATAGATCTGAACCGTCGAGTCTTCCGTTGTCACGCACACTGCATTTGTGATGGCACTTGAATACAACTTTACAAATTCCGTGTACGCCTGCTCTGGTCCTGCTGATGAGTATGTTGATGGAAAATTAAAAATCAGTTCTCTTCTCTCATCATCCGTGTACTCATCGTGCCCGCCCGTAGCGTCCTCTGTATTCGTCACGGAGTCGACCAGATTTACCGGATCAGTTATGATATTGATCATTCCTGTTACATACTGATTGCCAACGGTCCCCACCGTCGTGCAGGTTGCTTTTGCCACCCCTTCGAGATTGCCTGCCGCTATCACGATATCGTTGTCTGTAGCAAAGTATATATCGTCTCCAGCTGTAACCCTTGTCCCCGCCGGTATTGTCACCGGCACTGGCTGAGCATCCGACAAGGTAAAACGCAGCACTGTAGTCGCATAAGCTGTTCCGTCCTGCGTCATGCCGAAATTCCCGCCCCAGTTTTTGAGGCTGTCTCCGTACATATACTTCAAGAAGTTCTGCTTCATCCGTTCTTCCGCAATAGCATATCCCTGGTAGAACTGCCCTGCTGCAACAAAGCACATGATCGCCCATGGATCTGAATCCGCCAGCGTTAATTCCTCTCCCATCAGCTCTTGGTATCTGTCTTCAAAGTCCTGTATCATGTTTTGCATGATCGTTTCGATGTCCTGCTCTTCCTCGCTTATAAGGGAGATTTCAGGAAGGTTATCCAGACTACTACTCAACTCCCATCACCACCTTCAATTTATGCTCTGCCGTATAATAGACATCTGAGACCTGTGCTCGTTCTTCCCAATCACCGATTTCTTCTGCAACATCTGCTGCGTGCGCTCTAAGATCCGCTGGAGAGTTACTGTCTGGGAGCAATTCATCTACCCCCATATCCCTCATGTAAGGGATTGTGCCACGCTGTGATGCAGCTATATTGAGTACTGCCCGTTCGATAGACTTCTGATCGGTAATTGTCATGCTATCAATCAGCTGGCCTGTTTCCACGTCAACTTCGCCCATTTTCATCTCCTTACTTTGGAATTTTAATTTTCCACCCAATAGACAAGACATTTGGATTCGTCAGTACGTGATATCCTTTTGCCTTTTTTCTGTTTGCGTTATAGATCTTCATGTATGACGATCCTTTCCCATAGAATCTCTTCGCTAACCCGAATAGGGTATCTCCACTTTGAATCACATAAGCTGTATATGATACTTTCTTTGGAGAATGATTTACCTTGCTTTTCGAAATCTTCTTTGTTGTCGGATTCTTTTTTGTTTTCTTCGGCTTCTTTTTCTTCTTTTTCGCCTGGTGCGGATACTCTTTAAGTTGGAGATCGAAGGTTGCTTTGATTGGTGTTCCGTCTTTCCAATGGTCGGTGAAGGTTGATTTGTATGATGTAACCACCCACAAGCAACTTCCTAGCTTTTTCCCACCTAGCGTGAAGTAATACGCTTTTCCTTTGGATCTTATCGACTCTAATTGGCTCAGGACATGCATAGGTCTAACCCCATATCGCACATCTGCATACACTGTTAACGATAGCGTTCTAAGATCTGGGCCGATGAATTCAAGATGGTTTTTCTTCTTAATTCTCTGATGCTCTTCCCACGACGCTCCGCTATCCATAGATAGGTTGTAGAACGACAGAAGGTTTTTTTGCTTTACTATGAATTTGATCCCTCCGTAAGCTCCTATCTTCATCTATCACTCCTTATATACCAGATTGTCCGCTGTTACTTTTTTAGCCGCTACATCTCCAGTGAATGTTGCGCCTGCTGCGCTTATATCACCAGCGACTGATACAGCTTGTGCAGCTATCCCTCCACTGCATGTTACCTCATTGACAATCAATGTCTTAACCTTTGCTGTTACAGCTTCAAGCTCTGTGCAGATAACTTTATCTGCTTTCAGTGTCTTTACCTTTGTCACCGGAGCATCGATGGAGATCGTCTCTCCGTCGTACGATATTGATGTTCCATCTTTGAACTTCATGCTTTCAAACGACAGCTGATCTACTTCTACGTCATTTAGTACTGTGGTTTTTGCCGTTATCTCCAGCAGTTTTTTCGCCTGGTCGTACAGTATGTGGCTGCCATCTTGTAGCTCTTTGCACATGATGTTTTTTCCGCTGTTTTTCGGCTTCGTGATATCCGAATAAGGAGTTCCCAGTACGATTGCAGCTCCGATATTCTCATCCGGGTATATCATAACTACCTGATCTTTGACTTTTGGCATTTCGTACAACAATGATAGATATGGGACGTCTGTGATAATCATTGACTCTCTCGCCTCGATCATCACGTCAACCATACCTGCTTTGTAATTTACCTTCGATACTTTTCCGTATGTTAAGCCCATCACTTCTCTCCTTGTGCGCCGGCGCATTTTTTTAGAATTTGGTAACCACCTTGTGAAGTGCAAGGCTACACGTATATGCTCCTCGCGACTTCTTGTGAGTTACCGAATCTATGAAGTATTTACCGTCCATCTTTCCAAAGCCTTTGAGCTGGACAGTCGATGCCGCTTTATATCTCACGTCTCCTTCTACTTCAAAGTTCATCGTAAAATCTTCTCTGAGAGCTTTCCTTAGCGCCGCCTTCGCTTTATGCTCCGCCTGACTAAGTGAATCCGCTTTGTCACTGACGTACATTTTTCTTGCACCCTTCATCCCCGGCACCTTGAATTCGTATGTTCTTGTGGCTTCCTTCTTCCCGACAGCGTATTGCATCTTAACTCCGTCATAGACTTTCGATACCGCAGCATGTCCGCTGTAATCTCCAAGAATATCCGAGTATTTAATCGTCCTTACTGCTTTCTTCTTCTCGTATCTTGTCTGGTCATATGCTACAAGTTTGTTGTTGAATACTTTGAGGCAGATATCGAAGCTGTCGCATAGCGAAAAGGCAAATTCCAGATCTGTTTGGCCACTCTGGCTTTCTTCACTAATCTTGTGATCTCCAGTGTCGAACACCAGCTTCATCCCCGCTCTTTTAGCAATGTCTCCTAAAATCTGCTTGACCGTGGTCTTCTTCCACGTCCTGTTTCTCTCCGTTTTCGAGAATCCGTTTCTTTTAGGGACGGCTATAGCTGACAGAGTCACCTTCGAGGGTTGACCGGATGGATTGCACTCGTCTATATAGAACTTTCCACAGAACAGGCTTCCGTTCGCTTTTCCAGTCTCCCACGCTTTCGTTTTGATCCAGCACTTCAGGTAGTCTCCGGAGCGCGGGAACCACGCTCCGATCCACTTCCTGCCTGAGTCATCCATGGTAAGGTTAACTACATCCGCCTGGCCTGTGGCGTAATCTTCGTAGGTGTAGTCTTCGCACCCGTCCGTGATAGCCGCCGTATCCTTTGATCTGTTATAGTGAATCGCCACATAGCTTCTCATGGTATCCATGATCATTCCTCCTCACTATCTTCATCATCTAAGTCCGGCTCTTCTTCGCTATCATCATCGTCATCTCTCCATGTTGGTTGTTCTTCTTTATCTTCATCTTCCTCGATTGCCGGGCACCATACTTTAATGCCTGCAGGGAAGATATAGTACTCAAGAATCCCATAGTTTTCGGGAGCCTGCATAAGTTCCTGCACTTTGAGTTCGTCCTGGTAGACGATCCATGCGATGTAATCCCACATGTCTCCTTCTTTTGTGGTGTAGAAATATCCTCCCATAACTTACCTCTTGAATGATCTTCTCTGGCGCTGCCGCATGTAGTCACCGAACATCTTATCGAGGTCTTCATATGTCATCTGAAGTCCTCTGTGAACATCGTCTGCAGATGCTGATCCGGAAATGTTAACCACTGGCGAGAAGCTTAATGATGTCTGCGACTTTGATACATTACTCGTCATGCCAAGCCTTGCTCCAGCTTCCTTCCAGAGCCTCTTGGCTCTTTGTGTTCCATCGAGCGGGATCGCAGCCTCAGGGCCCTTCTCCGCAAATGTGGTCAAGATCGGCGAATTATAGATACCTCCGATTGCATTCGCCTTGACCCTTCCGGGAGTGATATTGACATTCGGGTTATTGCCCTGGATCAGCATGTCTGACAGACTCAGTGTCTTATTAATCTTCTTCCTTAGCTCAGCCTTCGGGTTGATATTGAACGGAACCGTCACGTTGATTCCGCCGGCGAATTTGCTCTTAGCGTAAGACGAAGTCTCGCTCCATACGGAGTTGATACCCGGATGAACCCCATTCTTGCTCGCTGACATAGCGTCAGACAGTTGCTTAGGAATTTTCACACCTTCTTGCTTAAGGTAAGCCATTAGCTCGTCTGCATAAGGTGAGCTTTTCATAGCCTCCGCCAGCGTCTGCCATGATGTCTGTGAGCTGTTCGTCAGCTCCTTAAGAACTCTAATGTCTCTCAGTCCGTCTGTGATCGACTGTGGAATCTCTTCTCCGATCGCCTCATACTTCTTCTTGAGGGACTGGAGCTGCTTCTCCTTTGGCTCCAACTGCTCCAAGAGCTCATTGATCGCTCCGGCTGTCTTGTCTCCAAGAAGCCCCGTCACCGAGTTGTTCTTCATATCGGCGAGGAACTGCACTCCGTCTCCGTATCCATTGCGGACCGACTCGTCTGTCAGGTAATTTTTCATCTGATAGTTGATCGACTTTTTTGCATCCTTCGCAGCCTTGCCAAGTTCCTTCTTGTAATGGTTCTCGATCTGTTTTGTCATAAACTGGGTCGACTGACTCTCTGTCTTCGCCTGCTTATCAAGAAGTGCCTTATATAGTTCCTTGCGCTCCTGATTGAACTGAGACTGGTCAATATTGCCATCCTCAAGCCTTGCGTACAGGGATGTCATTCCTGTCTCATAAGCCTTCTTATATCCGCTTACCGCCTTATCGGTCGCCTTGTTCACCTGTTTTTGCAAATTCTTGAAGCTACTTGCTGAGATGTCCTGTCCCTCGTACTGTGTTCCAGCTGTATCGAGCGCCGCCTTGTACTTGGCCTCGGACAACTTGCTCTGCATGTTGGAGATCTTTTGTTCGAGTGTTGCTAACTTTTTCTCCTCATCAAAGTCAAGAAAACCATCCTCGAAAGCATCATTCACAGCCTTCTGAAGTTGCTTGCCAAGCTTGGCCAACTTCTTCTTCTGGTTTCCATAATAGCTGTTAACCCCTCTGGAGACGTCGTTGTCACCGTCCCCCATCAGGAGGCGAACCTGCATGTCGACCGAATACTGCTTATCTTCGATCCACTTCTGCGTGTTTTTGATCAGCGATGTCACGTTCGTCTTGTAGGACTCAATGTCATCCTTCGTCAGGTCAATTCCAACCTCTGCCTTCCAGTTAGTCTTACCGATGTCATCTCTTATTGACTTGAGCTGCTGTTCCGTTTCTTTCAGTGCATTATTCCGATCATCAATCGCATTCAGTGAATCTCTGATGTCGATTCCGACGATCTGATCAGCTGCTTCCTTTATCTCTTCAAGTGACAAGACGATGTTTCCGAAGTGTTGATTCATGTTCTGGCGAACAAGATCTTCATTATGTGCCTTCACCTGCTCCATGAGTCCCACGATTCCGCCGATTGCTAACCCGGTTAACGCGATAGCCTTGCCAGCTGGAGTAATCCCTGAGAAGAATGACATCAGAGCTCTGCTCTTCTCGATGGCGAAGACCGCTGTCTTAATACTTAATACAGCCGTTAGGGCTCCCTTAAGGATTCCGCGATTCTTCACCATGAGATCTCCGAACGCCGCCGCTCCATTGGCCGCTGCCGTTATTCCGTCGCCTATTCCATTAACAGTCTCGTTAATATCATAGGAGTGTTCCTTGCCCCACTTCTCAATCCCCTCTGTGATCTTGGGGATCTTGGCTGAGATTGCGTCAATGGTGTTAATAGCCGATCCAGAGAACACTTCTGCGGTCCCGATCTTCATATCGTCAACTGCCGACTTGAATCTCTCTGTCGCTGCAGGAAGTGTGCTCGTGGCGGTCTTGTTCATTGAATTTAAGGCTCCATTGGAGTCCTGGATGGAACTTTTGAGTTTTGCCCATGCGGAGACGGAATTCTTACCGGATGTCTCCACGCTATCCAGCAGATACTTCATCTGTGAATAATAATGTGTTCCAGCGAGATCCTTCAGCAGCCCTGCCTGCTGTTCAGTTGACAGGCCATGCATCTTCTTCTGTAACTGCGTCAAGACCTTCTCGAAGCCTACGAACTGCTTGTTGTTGTCATATATCTGGACACCAAGCTCTCCGAGCGCCTTCTTAGCCGCCTTGTTCGTTGCAAGTCGCGCAAGAATTGCATTCATGGCTGTTCCGCCCTCAGCCCCCTTCTTACCGTTATTGGCAAGGATTCCGATGGATGTAGCCAGATCGTCGAAGTTCATATGGAGCGCTCTTGCTGCTCCGCCTGACTTAATGAGTGCTTCCATTGACTGAGTCGCTGATGTATTCGCTTTATTATTAAGCTTGACGACCTTATCAAGGAATGTTCCCAGGTTGTCCACACTCGTGCCGGTTGCAGACATGGAGTCTGTGACAAGATCTGATGTCGTCTTAAGATCTGACTGAGTTGCTTCGGCAAGCTTGAGGACTGGCATTAAGCCTTTGACCGACTTATTGACATCCCATCCAGCCAACGCCATGTATCCAAGCGCATCTGCTGACTCTGTGGCCGTTTTCGTTGTTTGCTTTCCGGCGGATCTGGCTGCATCTTCGAGCTGCTTGTACTGTGACTTCGTTGCGTTCGCGATGGATGCAGTATTCGCCATAGACTGTTGGAACTCACCATATGTCTCGACGACGTCTGTGGCCACCCTCTTCAATCCAAGAGCTGCGAACGCTGCCCCAATGACTCTTGTAGCGCGCTTCGCCGTTCCCTCCATGCCTGTGATGGACTTGGAAGCCCGGTTAACATTTGCATAGTATGACCCGGTCGTCTTCGCTCCGATTAGATATTCGAGTGTATAACTACTGTTCGCCATCTTGCGCCTCCATAACGTCTTCCATAATTTCCTCAAGATCCTTGATCGGCATAGCTCTTAAGGTATCGATCGCGGTATAAGTCTTCATTGCCACCCATACTGTCATCTTGCGGAAGTCTCTCGCAGAGATCCCGCTTACATAAATAAAAAATACAATCCCACCCTGGAGACGATCTCGTTCATATCGATCCATGACAGTTGGTTGAAGAATTCAACTGGCAGGCCTGTGACCATCATGGCTACGTGCTTGCAGAAGAGGGTGTCTTTGTATTTCTGAGCTGGATGGTGGCCCATATTCTCCATAACTTCATCGATGCGCTGCGCGTCAAGTGTTGTTAGTTTATTAAGGCCGGACAAGTCAAGTTTGTCATATTCCTTTCCGTCGAAGCTATACTTCTTTCTGAATTTAGCTGTTAGGCCAATGGCTTTCAGCTGATCCTGAAGATCTTCTGATTTATTTTTTTCGCCACGCTTATCAGCCTGTGCCTCAAGCTCTGCGTTTCTTTCGTTTTCCATTTTGTTTCCTCCGTAAAAAGGACCAGACCGAAGCCCGGTCCCCCCAGCTATTTTCTATGAATCCTAGATCATATCAGAAATGCCTTCGAGCATATCTACTCCATTAACTACATACTTGTAGTTGAACTTGTCGATCTCTGTGATTACGGTTCCATCAACTTCATCCTTGTAATAGGTTACTTCCTTCGTTACCTTAGGATTACCGTAGCCGCCCTTCTTAAGAGATCCATACGCTACCTCCTTGGTCATTCCCTTGACGGTGATGGTTCTGTTCTTGTAATTCTTGGCGGAAGTCTCTGGATCGATGAACTCCTGTGCTGCTCTCATAATGATTGCATCTCCATCATTAGCAACAAGGTCAAGAGCCTGCACGCTAATGTTAGAGAATGGAATCTCAATCTGTGCACTGTTGAGCTGACCGACAGTCGGCGAATCGAACTGACCGGCAAATCCTGCCAGATTCAGTGACTCTGACATATTGGTGAAGGTAGGAAGCTGCACCTCATCTGTAATTCCCATCAGCTTGCTTCCTGCTTCTGCTGTCTTACGGTAGACGTTAAACTGGTTGATTTTATCAGGAATTAAACTCATTACTCGTTACCTCCCAGCATTGTATTGATAGCATTCTCCAAAATCGAAGAATCCCAGGTAAACTTGCAGTCGATGTACTCCGTCGGAATGTAATCCGCGTACTGAACGTGGAATGTCCAGTGACCCTGAAGGATCTCGGACATTGGGTTCTCGTCCTTACTGAACAGGATCTGTGCTCCTGCTAATACATCCGGTACAAGTGCATTAAGTGCTGCATTGAAGTTTGTTACGACCGACTGCATCTCCTTGATTGATCCGCTCTTGCCAATATGAACAAGCTGCTCAGTTTTGAAGCGGTTCTCAAGATAGTTGCCCATTAATACGCACTTGACGAAGCGGTTGTTCGGAACTGTATCTCGTGGGAACGCTGCCGTATTGTTACCCCAGCACTTCCATCCTCCGAAGTAGAGGAAAGATGCGATTCCGTTCGCGTTGAGATAGTTGTTGATCTGCTTCTGTGTGAAGAAGACCTCTGTTCCGTCGCTCAGGCACGCTGCGTCAATGCGAGCATCCTTGTTATCGGAGCTCTCTGATGGAACATTGCCACTCTCAACGCACAAGCTCTGGAGCCTTGCGCCATAGACTGCAGATGCACTGATGACTTTTCCCGCAACCTTGACCATTGGCCATACCGGTAAGAGCCATCTTGTCATAAGTCCCGCCTCGTCCTTTGCTACCGGAACATCCGCGATATTGCGAACACCTTCAGCATTAAGGTCGACCACGGCAAATGAATTGATGATGTTACCGTTGATCATCGCTTTTGCTTCGAGAGCTGCTGCGACTGCTGGGTCCTTCGAGTATCCAGGAGCGAGAAGCAGTGATGGAATAATGCCAAATCTAGGATAGATCTCATCGATCAATTCGATTCCCTTGCGGTTGTTATTCACATCGATACCGCCGATGATATCTGCGGTTGTAACACCGCTCGGATTCAGCTTCTTGAAGCCGATATTAAGCGATGTGGCGCTAGACAGCGCTCCATCTGGTGTCACGGTAACAACGAGATATCCGTTGGTGTCGAATGACAGGATATAATCTGTGTTAAGCACCGCTGCTGTCTCACCATTGGCCACGGTTACATTCGCAAGAAGAATCCCTTCCTGTTCAACGACCGCCCTGCCTTTGTTTACTTCGAACGCTGCGGCGGCAACTGCTGTTACATGTGCTGGGTTGCTTGGATCCAGTACATTGATCATGACGAGCGGAGCAACTGTGAATGCCTGGAACGATGCCAGCACGCTCTGCATCAGCGTGTAATTGGTATAGTCCTTCGTATCACCGAACAGCTCCTTCGCTTCTGCTCTGCTTGATACGACGATCGGTTTATTTACTGCAGATGCTGGGTCTGGCAGTAAGTTGATTGGCGCCGTGCCAACCACAGCCTGGATGCCATAGAGAGCTTTTGCAGCTTCAACTGAAATCGCCGCATCGCGCTCTGTCTCGATGGTGTGCTTGTAATCCATCTTTTATTCCTCCTTAACTTAATGCTTTGGTCTGCTTATATGCTTCATTAATGATTGAGCCTTCTTCTCTGAGGCTCTTCTTCGCCTCGACAATATCCTTCATTGGGATGAAGAGATACTTCGCCAGCGGACTCTTTTTTGTCGCTTCTGCGATGACAGCGACAGGCTTATAGGTGAATACCTGATTCGCCAGGACTACTCCTGGGATATCCGGCCCGATGTAAAACGTTGTAGTGCTCATACCAAATCGTTAACTCCTTCCGTTAATGTCTCTGGAAGCTTCCACTGAGTGATCAAGTCACTCTCATAATAATTCGGGTAGCATTCCTGATTGAATCTCTTATGGGCTCCATTCGTCTGAAGTTCATACTTGCCTTCAAGAATTGTCTTCTTGCGCAGGTCTTGGTATACCTGATTCATGATGTCAGCCAGGACAAGGTTGCCCTGATGTTCCATGTCTTCGAAGTGAATTGAGAACAGACAGTGAATCGTCACGACCCATTCCCCATCGTCATTCTGATCTTCGTCATCAATCATTACGAGAATGTAATTTTCCTGATCCTCTGGATCTTCGTCACTCTTCCAAGGCTTTTCCTGTCGATATACGTTGATTGGAACCCAATTTGTCTCGCCGTCTGCCGGTGGAACCTTAATTGAATTTTTCTTAATCAGTCTTTCGAGCTCGGCGACGATCGCCTTCTGTAAGTCAAGATCTGTCATATTCACCTCTTGTTCAGGATGTACTCAGACTCATGGATCATTCTCTTCGCGAACATCTCCGATGTATCACGCATGAACCTGTCGTAGACCTTCTTATTCTTCATAACCTGCGTTAATGCTGGCGCTGCGACCCCTTCAATCTGTCTTGATCCTTCTGCTGTTCTTCGGAACAATCCGACGAATCCGCTTCTTGTGATCTGCATGAACGGCTTCCTTGATCCGCCCAACTCGATTCCTCCGGAATGAGCCTTCATGACATGCGCTCGATAGACCTCTGGATCCGGATTGTAAGCGCTTGAGCTTCTGACCGGATATCCTGGCGTGACGACGGATCTGCCATGCGTTGACCAGGTGAACAGGTTTTTATGAACGGACTCGAAGTGCAGTACAACCCAAGGCCTTACCGATGATGCTCTTGTGACCTTCAGGTCATGCTCTACGTCTGTCTGTCTCACTTCGTATATCTTGGCCGTCTCTTGCTTAATGGCTTTTTTCCCGGTTGTCACCGACCTGTTTGCCGCTCTCGAGATAACGGTCCCTGACATCGTCAGGAGCTTACCGAATGAAGCTTTCGCCTCGGCGTCGTCCACGGTACACACAACCTGCATCATACCTGTGTCCTCCCTATTCCTAGCTGCCATACGCCCATGGTGTGTTTGACCGTCTGAATGAACATTGTCTGTCCGTCCAGCCTTATCATGGCATTCACTGTGTACTTCTCTCTTGCATCCTTGTCTCGAATGAAAAGTAGATGCTTGTTAAGATTAATGGCTGACTCCTTTGGATTGAGATTTGACCTTGAGGATCCATGTGTTGTTTTTGCATTAGCAAATTGCACATCCGTAACCACAATATCGATGTTTTTTCCGTCTACATTGTGCGTCTCCGCAAATTCTTCCAAATCAAAGAACGTCTCATCTAAGTCTTCCAGTACAGAGTCTTTGAACATTCGCTAATCCTCTTCCTTCTTTTTTGCTGTATATTTCTTCTGTGGCTTCCGGTCTTCCAGCACTTCAATAAGACCTTCTTTCTTCATCCACTTCTTATCAAGTCCAGAGAGACCTGTGACAGTCTCTCCTTTCTTGAAAATCTTGGAACCTACAGCAATCTGACTGATCGCTTTAACCATAATCAATCTCCGTAGATCTTATTCTGGTATGCGATAACTGCATCCTGAAGATCTTCCAATTTCTCGTCTGTAGTCAGTCCTGAGCATCCGATTGATGTTGCGTAACTAATTACACTTGCCTTCGTCTTGAGTGCACGGATCTCTTCCTCTGTCTTGAGCACTGCACCTGGAGTCTGTGGCTCATCAGTGTCAACAGAGTTGTCTGCAACTGCCTGTGACACAACTGGATCGTTGATGTTGGCCGTAAGCCATCCATCCCAGTCTAACGGGTAAGGTACTGGACGTGAGAAGGCCTGGACTTCAAGCACGTTATTCTTCTCGTCCGCGTAAATTCTTGGCACGATAGCATCCGCGTAGCTCTCGAAGTGTTCTCCCTTAAGGAAGGATACCTGTGCATATGCTGTTCTTCCCATTCCCGGATGTAAGAACATCAGCGTTCCTACCGGGAATATCGGCTTTGACTGGCCATCAAGGTCCTCATACGCTTCGTCGTAAGTGAACATGGAGCACACTACTCCGTTGATATTGATGTCGCCGTTGTAGGTAACCCCCTCTGGGATCTCCTTCTGATTGATTGAACCCGTCTCTACCATGCGCTTGTTGTAGAACTCAAGGAAGTCCTTATCTGTCATGAGCAGCATCGATACATCGCTTGTCATAACAAGGTCTGTAGCGTGAACTCCGCGCTTGCGTAAGATGGAAGCCATCTTGTAGAACTCTGTGATCCTCTGAGCGGCTGTCATGGTATTGAAGTCGGCTGTGAACTGATACTTGTTCTTGAATTCTCCATCGTAGAATCTAAGAACGGTTCTTTTGTAGTTCTGATCCTTCGCTGCGTCGTCCGCGGAAGAGAAATGCTTCATAACTGTCTCACCCTTTGTGAGAATCTCAGCGCACATCAGCTCCTGTCTACGCATTACGGAATTGCGGAGATCGTCAAGGTGCTCCGCCTCTACCTCATTCTCTCTGTCAGCTGGTGAGCGATTAGAGTTAGGGTCTTCTCCAAAAGCCTTCTGGGCTAAATCCTGAGCTGTGATTGGCATCTTAGGAGCGATATATGGAGCCTCTACTTCATACGCTCTGTAACCCTCCGACTCAAGTGTGATTCCGTTAACCTGCGGAATAACAAAAGGTGCTACCTTGCGCCCCTGCTTCTTGGTCTCAATCAGAGCCTTCTCGCTAAAGTAGCTCTTGCCATCCGGAAAGTAACGGTTCTTGATGAATCGAACAACCGGATACATCTTCTTGACCGCGTCGATCATGCTGTATGTATTAGTGATCATCTTTGTCCTCCTCTTACTTTAAGTAGATGCCCTTGGATCTGAGGGTCTCCACATCTGCTGCTGTTAACTCTGGATTTGCAGTAACTCTATCTGCGTGGAAATCTCCAGAGATATATGCTGTAACTGTAACGTCTGTGTCATCCGTTGCGAGAATGACCTCTTCGGCAAGGATAGCTGCCGGCACTCCGTCCTTCGCATGTACTGTCCATCCTTTTGTGGCGTCAAAATCAAGTACCTGGCCTGCTGCAAGAACAGTCTCTTCTTCCACCGCTACTGTGAGGGTCACATTCTTCGCATCGATATCATGCTGTGCATCATAGATCAGTCCGCCTTTTCCTAATTCGTAGGCTGGCTTATTTAATACTCCCATTACTTTGCTCCTTTCTTCGCATTGACGAAGCCAGCAAGCTGATCGCCTGCCTTATCTTCTGCATCTTCGCCGGTGTCTACTTCGCCGGCTCCAACCTCTGTCACTCCACTCTCGTTAGAGTCATCAATGGCATTTTCCATGTAAGCAGAAGCAGCCTTCTGTCCGCTGAGAAGTGCCTGATATGCAAGATCTCGTGCATTCATGACATCCTCTCCGTACTTCGCATTAGCCATCATCTCTGCTGGCACTGTTGCTGAAATATCATCAAGTTCCTTCAGACGGTCACGTTCTGCTGATACTCCGTTGGCATAAGCCTCCGATGTCAGCTGATCGATCTCGGTCTGAAGCTCTGGATTCTCAGCTAATACCTCTTTAAGTCCCATCTTCAGTCCTCCTTCTTCATTCTTGATTTCTGGGTCTGTATGTGTCAGGTCGAGATCGACCGGACTTGTGATATCTGTGTGCGCCGGCGCATTTTTTGCCAGCTCTAACGCCGTTAGTACTTCGAGCGCTTTTTCTTCGCTCACGACGATTGAAGAAGCGGAAGCTGCCATCTGTACTAGTTCCTGCTCTGGTGTGGCCTGCGGATCAGTTGCGCCTTCTTCTTTTGGATCTGATCCTCTGTCAATTAGCCCGTCGACGAATTTTAATTCAACCGCGCGTGATGGTCCCATGAACGTTTCGTTGTCCATCAACTCCTGAATCTCATCGCGTGTCTTTCCTGTTTTCGCCTCGTATACATTGATAATTCCTTCATTTATCTGCTGAAGGCGATCGGCCGTCTTCTCATGTTCTCTGTAATCTCCCTCTGAAGGTGCTGAACAGTTATGAATCATGAACACCCCAGCTTCTGATATCATTGACTTGTCGGCTGCGCACGAAAGGATTGTTGCTGCCGAAGCTGCATAGATAATATGCGCTTCAACGTTTCCTTTGTATTCTTTGAGCGCGTTGTACATCTCATACCCTGACACTACAACTCCTCCCGGTGAGTTGATTTCCAGAATGATATCTTCTCCGTTAGCATCAGCTAACTGCCGCTTAAGCCGATTCGGATATGCAGCGCTGATTCCAAGCCATGTATAGAGCAGTCCGACTGTATCCGATACAATCTGGCCTTTAATCTCAATCTTTTTCATTTGTGTCCTCCTTGTTTGCTTCTAAAAGACGCTCATTTTCGCCCTTTAGAGTACGTATATTGTCCTCGAAGTCGCTTCCGTTCATTGCTGCGCATTCATCCTCGTGCGTTGACAATCCGTTCTGGATGCGTGTTACTGCCGCATTTACTTCTGCTACAGGATTAAGATATCCCTGTGCTGTTCCATTCCATGTGGCTTTTGTGTAAGCTTTTGCTATCATCGGGTCCAGAAAGTAACCGGGAGCGCTGATTCTCCCTTTTGCTACCGCTTCCGAAAACCACATATCGTAGATTTGCTGGCAGAAGTCGTTGACGAACCACTTTCTCCGCATTGTGAACGACTTCCACGTCTCGTTGATGGCTCCCTTTGATGCTGAAAAGCTTGCATTAAATTTCTTAAGCAGCACTTCCGGTGCTATCTCTAGTGCCGCTCCTACTTGCATGGCCATTGATTCTATGAAATTTCCATAATTCCCGCCCGGATGCGCCGATTCTACCGCCTGAATCGACTCTCCATCCTTAAGGAAGCTAACTGTTCCTGTTCCTAACTTGATATGGTCGTCGTCATCTCTTGATGCCGGAGTCATATCATCCTCTTCGTCTACTCCGCCGAATCCTCCCATGTCGTTTCCTGTTTCTGTCGTAACGAATAGCGCGAACATTGAATTTACCACGGCCGCCATGACTTCCGCTTCGGTGTATCGCGTCATTTGCTTGATGATATGGATAACTGGTGCTAAGAACGGCACGCCACGATACTGCTCTGCTCTCTCTGCATTGAACACATGAAGAATATTCTGGTTGCCTGTCTTACTTCCTCTTTTCGCAACGCGGGTCCATGTCTGTCTCTTTGTATTGCTATGTTCTCCTGGGAAGGTTGAACTTATCCAATACGCTACGACCTTTCCTTTTTGGTCGAGCTCTAGTCCATTCATGATCACGTTCCCGTCTTTTTTCGTGATGTCGTATCCGAAGTACTCTGCGTTCATACTTCCAGGCGAACATACTCGGTCCGCTTCAATTAGCTTTATTCTCAGCTGATATGGCATGTATTCCTGCTCATCTTCGTATTGAACCAATGCAAATTCTTCTCCATTTTTCAGCCAGTCGGCAAAAGCAATCTGCTGCAATTCGTAAAAACTGTGCTGATCGTTTGCATCACAAAACGTCCCCGATGCCCATAAGTCAAATTCTTTTTTTATCTTTTGCTGAAGAGTCATTGCTTCTTCTTGCGATATTCCCAAGAATTCATAGTCTATCTTCGGCTTTGGAACAAGACCTGCACCAACCACATTCGTTCTTGTAACATTGACAGCCGCTGTTCCGATCGGGGCGTTCATCGCAAGATCGCGTGTGCGCTCCCTCAATGTCTTTCGGTTTTCTTCAATGTCACTTTTCGCCGAATAGCTTGTAGCGTCATACTTTTCGGCCCATGTCTGTCTTCTTGATGCTCCTCCATGGCTGTATCCCGAGTTTGTAAACTGCTCGATAGCCTGTGTCTGCGCTCTCATCGCTGCTACTCTTGCCTTGGACTTCTCCGCCTCCTCTGTGAGGCGCGTAGCCTCAAGTTCCCTCTGCAGAGCTTTTTTCTTTTTGTAATTATCAAAAAATCCCATGCTTCACTCCTTACAGCGGAACTACTCTCGATACTCTTCTCTTTGATGATCCATACTGCTCGTACTGGTCAATCGCGGATTCCAGTTCTACAATTTCATCATTTATCTCTTTCAAGCTTGCTCTATTCAGCTGATTTGCTCCGATTGTATAGCTCTGTGCTTCAAGCACTTTCTTTTTCGCCTTCTTGAGATCCGCTAGGTCAGCCTTTGCTTCTTCATACTGTGATTTCGTTCGAATTATTCTCACTCGTTAAACCTCCAGCCCTTGGATCGGCTTTCTCACTTTTCTTGCTCTCTTTTTTGGAACCATGTAGTTAATTCCTTTTGCTATTTTTTCCTCCAGTAAATCAAACTCAGGTCGAAGTAGGCAGAGTGTTGCGTAGTTGTAATTCATAAGATCGAATGGCTCGTTTCTTAGAATTCCCGTTTTTTTCACCCACACTTTTTTGTATATGCCTCCGACTTTCTTCTCTATTTGCCTTTCTGATGTAAGGCCTTTGAAGTATTCTTCATCGTATCCTCTGCCTTCTTCCGCAGGAAAATGGCAAAAACCTGCACCTGGTTCGGTAATTTTTAATCTGTTTGTTATATCTTCTTTACCTGAATCAACTCCAAGGATATACAGTACTGTTCTTCCGACCACTACTTTCCTTCCTCTTTGCTCTTCTGTGATTTCAACAACTGATCTTTTATACACCAGTGGAATGTCTGGCTTTGTCGCATAGCCTTTGATTGCGAAACATTTTTTTCCTTTTTCTCTTTGCTGTTGCGACCATTTATAGACGTTATTTGTAAAGTGACCGCCTGAATCAATGGCGAATCCCGCTATCCCTAATTCACTTCCATCTTGGAACTTGAACGTCTGAGACAGGTAGTTTTCGAGCTCTCGCCATGGTTTTTCTGTAATCAGATCTCCGTATATTTCTGTCTTGTAGATTCCCCATGACTCGAATTCTCTTGCCCATCCTCGTATTTCTACCTCAAATCGATCATCCTGTACGTCGACCGCGGCCGTCAGTATTAGCACTCCCTCCGGAAGCTCCGCTCCGTATGACTCCGTTCTTTGACTGAGCACTTCGTCATTAACCGTCTGCTCGTCAATAGCTGTCTCTTCCCAGGGCTCTCCTAGCACTGTGTTAATAAACACCTTCAGATCTTGAGGATCGTGGAATCTCTTCAGTCTATCATCTGCATCCTTAAAGTTCTGTATGATATCAGCCCAGTCGACGAATGGAGAAGCCATCTCGTTCAATTTGAAACTTCTTGCTCTGACCCGTTCTGGGTGTTTAGCTATCCACTTATGCTCAGATTCCTTCCATTCTTGTTCTGTTGATAGTGTTCCGCACTCTTTGCAAGCCATTGCAACTTCGTCAAAAGAGACTCTTTTGAATTCATATGGCTGCCATGCTCCGCATACCGGACATCTAACGCACCACTCTTCTTGCGACCCTTTCAGATACGCATCTTCGATCTTTGACTTTCCTTTGATCGTTGGCGTCGATGTCTTGATATGCTTTTTGTTCCAGTATGACGTCGCACGTTTCTCTGCCAGCTTGATCGGGTTTCCTTCCGATCCGGCTGAATCTGGGAAACGATCCGTCTCATCCATCCATATAACTCTTCTTGGATCGGACGCGAGCGACGATGGGCTATTAGCTCCCGCTATCGCTATATTTCCGCCCGGATAACTTTTCAATAATATAGTATTGTCCGAGTTTCTGGCTTTAGGAGAGGCAACCTTCTCCTTAAGCTGTGGTATATCTTCGATCATTTGTGATAACCGTGTTTTAGAAAATCGTTCGCCGTCGTTGATCGTCGGCATAACAATCATCTGCGTGGTCGGCTCGTAGTCGATAAAGTAACCAACTCCGCACATGATTATTGTGGTTTTCCCGACCTGCGACGATGACATGACTGATACATCTACAACTTCCGGATCTGTGATGGCATCCATTATTCCTTTTTGATACGGAATCGTATCGGATGAGTAATGCCCTGACTCGTTTGATCCTTCCGGTAGAACCATATACTTATCCGCCCACTCGCTTATTGACATTGGTGGCTTTGGTCTAAGCACTCGTGCTAATCCCGCCATGAATCTCAAAGTGTGGAAGGATACTTCTTTCTGCGTTTTATCCTCCGTCTTTTTCATCTTCAACTCCCAATGCTGATAAGGCGCTGCTATCAACGCTGATATGCTCATCTGAATAGAAGTCTGACGGATTATATGTTGAAAGCTCCGTGAGAGCATTTCTTACTTCTTGCTTGAGTAGTTTTTGAATTTCCACTCTACTCTTTCCTTCAAGCCTTCGTGCTAGTTTGGTCGGAATAGCCTCCATTTTTGACCTAAATTTTGTGAACATGTCTGTCATCACTGCTTCGACATCTTCAGCCTTATGCACCTGGCCTTGGATTAGTTGTAACTTTATTTCTGTGATCTGGCGCTTCACATGCTCATGTGCTGCTCTCTCTGATTCCAGGTCCAGATCCTCTTTTTCGTCATCCGTTTTGACATTCTTGCCAGCGTTCGCTGCCTTAAGTGTTAGAATGTAACTTTTTGCCGATTCAAATAATAAATATTTGCCGTGCGAATTCCTTTTCACAATCCCTTGGTCTGCCAGATAACGGATCGTACGATCCTTTACTCCGAACAGGTTTTCAAGGACTTTCGAAGTAACAAGAATATCTTGTAGCTCTTCCTGTTTTTTCACCATTCTGTTTTCCTCTAATTCGGCAATCGACCTAATTTTTTGTTATTAGCTAGGCACGCTTTGGGGTCGCCGACCCGCAAGGCCTTTGGAGAACTCCCGGAAGAACCTATGAACTCGCGAGATTCACCGTTTTTGTAATGTTGTTTTACCTTCGTCAGCGACCAATTACCGCGTGCAGGTTGCGATTGCAACAAAAAAGACAAGCGATACAACCCGTATCGCCTGCCTCTTTTTACCAATTACACTGTACCACGGATTCAACCGAACAAAACGAACACTTTCATTTTCTTGGAATATTCTTTGCCCGATCCCCTACCCTATTCCCTATAGTCCCCTCCCTTCCTATACCCACCCTGTGCGCTCCCTGCCCTGTTCCTGCCTTATGCGCCGGCGCATTTGGTGTTCTTTCTATGATGCTTCTTACTATGCGAGTCAGCCACATCTCCTGTCCTCGTAAGTCCCTATGATGTCTCCTATCATTTTATCTATTGTCTTTTTAACTATCCTTCGGGTGCCTGCTGCCAGTGTCGCTTCGCTCCATAGAACAAAAGAGCACGACCACAGGCTGTCCTCGCCCATGACCGTGCACCGTGTTACCTATCTCCATACTTCTTGACGTATCTGTTATGTTCCATTCTTACCGCGTCCGGGCTATTCCCCGGCCCCATATTCTCCGCCACCTCATTCCACGACATTCCGTCGATATACCTCAGAATAAAGATTCTCTTCTTTCTCGCTTCGTTGATTCCTGCAATGAACTCTTCGACTCTTCGCCCTCTCTTTAGCAATTCAGCTTCCAGGCGATTCAAGCTCAGCTTCTTTGCATAAAGTTCCGACTTGATCCTTGTACATTCTTCCGAACCTTCTATGTGGAATCTATGGCCGCCACCAACTCCGCCCATGACGATATCTGCTGTATCTACTCTTCCTTCGAGGTTCTTCAAAGTATCTTCGATCCCTTTTATTCTGTTTTCGGTATGTCTTACCAATTCCATGATGTCAATGTACTCTTGCAGTTCCTCTTTACTCATGTCTGCCCCTTACTTATTTTGCTTTTCCTTCGGGTGCCTGCTGCATATTCCTTTCTGCATCCGCACAATACTTATCAAAGTGTGTATCTAATCTATGAACGTGGCGGTCACAGTAGCACCCCACTTCGGTCATCACACAATACTTACAATCATTACAAGTGACGATCTCCGTCAGAGGGCAATCGCATTTTGGATTAGCAACAATGTCTATTCCGGTGAGCTTGCATATATGTCCATGACACAAATCACAGTCAGAACAAGTCTCCGGCATCTTTTCCATTTCTTTAATTGCTATCATCTTTCGCCTCTTTTATCACAGCTCCTCAAGAAGTTCTGACAACTTTTCTTTTTCTTTTGTAACCCATTCTTTGAAATCTTCTAAAAACACATTGCTACTACCCGAATCATGACATCCATCTGGAGTAACAAATTGAACCCAATGGTTTTTATTTTGTGAATATGTAATAGAATCGAGTAACTCAATATCCTGCACATATTCTTGTGCCTGGCTATACTGTTCTTTTGTCATTCTTCCCCCTTTCGAACTCTTCCCATCTTCTCAGAAATCTCCTCTGCTTCGCTCTGATCTGATCTACATTGACTTCGATGCCTAACTCTATTGCACACTGGATTACATCCGTATATTCTTCTTCAAGGTGTCTTGCCCCTTCTTCGATTGATACCGGAGTCGGATTTTCTTTTCGCGTGATTCTCGCAACCTTGAGAGCTGCCTGCGCTAACTCTGAGGCTTCCTCTGCCATCTGTTCTACCAATGCTGAAAAACCGATTCTCTGTCCCATAACTTTCTCTTCATTTAGCTGATCGGCGCGCACCAGCTTCATAGCTACTTCTAACGCATCGTACATTTCTGCGCCTTCGTCGTAGAGCTTCTGCTGCTGCTCCAGTTTTTCCAGCACTCTCTCGTTTGTCATTCTTAATCTCCTTCCATACTTCTTCAACAGCTTCGTCGACTGTCGTTCCTCTCCCTAACCATCTATATCCTCTTAGCGGATATCCATCCTCTCTGACTACGCAAAAGAAATCATCTCCTGTATTCTCCGAAAAGAGCACGTCTCCAACTTCTTTTAGCTCATTGATCAGATTCAAGGTTTTCAATGATATCTCTTTGCGTTTCATTCTGCCTTCAGGTGGTGTTGCTACGCTCACGATCGGAGTAAACTCGTCTGTCGGTATTGTCTTGCACTTTTTCTTCTTCCCCACGCACTACCTCCGGTAATGTAATCTCATGACCAGCCTTGCACTCATATATCTTCATCCTCACGGGCGCCTGCTGCGAGCCTATCGTGATTAACTTCGTAGTGCATCGGACCACATCGTCCTCTGTTATCTTCTGACCGCATTTGCATCTCAGCATATCTTTATGACGCCCTTCCTCACTTATGCACTCTCTACATCTGCCGCATGGCTCTTCGAAAACTCCGCCAGAACATCCAGCTGATGTTGCTTCTCATTCTTTTCATCTTCTGCTAACTTCAAATCAGCCCGAATGCTTTTCGCCTTCTCTTCTGCTTCGTCAATCTCTGCTCTTAATCTCTGCATTGTTCCTTCTACTGCCTTCACTACCGCTGGATGCACGATCTCGTGCGCCGGCGCATTTGCTGTCTTTGCCATTGTATTCTCCCTTTGTTGCCTTTTCTTCTTTGGCTCTTCTTGTCTTTCTAACTTCTTACGCTCCGCTTCTCTCATGGCCTTATGCTCGTGATCGAATAGAGCCTTATACTCTTTACTCTGCAGATAGGCCTTCGCCTTTAACTGCCCATAGGACTGGTCTGTTTCCCTTGCTGCCTTGGATGCCTTGTCAATGTTGTCTGACTTCGCGCTTGTGAGGAAGTCTGATGCCTTCTTTAACTGGTGCGATGCCACTGTACTCTCCTTCCTGCCGGAGGCGTATAGGAACCTCCGGCTCTGTGACTCACGGCTTTTGGGATCTGTGGTGTGGTATATGATATCCCTTCCGCTTAGAGGCTTTATCTTCTTTCGCTTCGCGGGTGTTTCAACCCCTTATCGTTCAGTCCTGTTTATCCAGGAACGGATAAGCTGCATCTACTGTATTCAAGGCGGCGATCAATGCATCTTCGCCATCCCACCTTGTGTCTCTTAATAGAATCTCCAGCGCCATCACATTGTTGTATGCTATTGCAAATGGACCGGTTAGGTATGGCCCGTTCATCGGCTCTTCTCCCTTGTCTTCATCGATTGCATCTTCATCTATTACGGCTGCGTGTGATGCGAATGTCATGAACTTCTCGTTCTTCTCGTTCTGCCATACAGCTATGTCTCCATCTGTCGTCTCCAAGGTGACGTGCGTCTTCTTAATCAGCCCTCTAGAGTCATCTGCATTGACTGCCTGCTGCATCAGATCTTCGTACACAGTATCGAACATCTCCATCTGCTGGGCTTCTTTTTTCGTGTACTTCCACGCCTCTCCCGGCTTAGGAAGATCTCCGATCAATGATACGAGGAATCCTTTGAACTCCTTTGGTGCCATCTCATAGTCGATCTGCAATCTGATGTAGTTTGTCTTAATGAACAGCCAGCCCTTTTCGCTGATTGCTACGGATATCCCCGTGTCTTTGAATGACGCTTTCAACACCTTCTGTAATGTGCTCTGCTTTGTGAACATCTCATTCCTCCTCTTCTAATCTTCATCTTCCAGTAGTATGAATCCGGATCCGTCATCCTCTTTCTGTTCTTTGGTTGCCTGCTGCCTAATTTCTTCCATCTCCTCATCTGTCATGGTTGACTTGCTGAAAAAGTCTCTGAAATTTAGGTCTGGAAAATTTAGGACAAAAGCCTTCTGCGCTTCCTGTTGAAGCTCTACACAGATCTCATGGTTCCTGTGCACCGCTTCTGGTCCACCATCATGTTCGTGATGTGCCTTGCACAGCTGAACCTTAAGCCCGAAGCGTTCCGACATCTTTCTGTCCTTGGCTCCCATGAACACATGGTGTTCTTCCGTGTACTTCGCAGAATAATCACCATGTAGCTTCATGCAGAGGTAACATTGTCCTGTTTTTTCCTGGATAATGCTTCTCATTCTTCCTCCCAGTTGTTCAACCTGTCTGCCAGCTTCAATACTGTTCCTATGTCGACCGCTGCATTGTTGGCCTTCTGCCTTGCCTTGATCTCATCTCCTGTGAGAAGCTGTCTGATTACGTCACACAGACTGCAGATGATTGAGATCTTGCAACTCATGAAGGAAGATCTAACCCGTGCCTTCTCTTCTGTGTCGTTCTCATTCTTCGTTGTCTTTTGAATGACAAAGGCTGCTTCTTCGATCACATTCGTGCATCGCTCAACCAACACGATCCAGTCTCTTTCTTCACTGTCGCCTGCTGCCTGTTCCAGCAGATTGTTAATCTCTGCAAGTGAGTTCTTAAGCCCTGGAATCTCATCTTCTTCTGATTCCTTGCCAGCAAGAGGAAAATCAACGTTTGTTGGCTTTTTCTCTTCCTGTTTTTCCTCGTTATTACTCGTTTGTGGCTGAAAGTCTGCTCCGTAAGAGGATTTATCGCGTTTGTCGGCATTTTCTGGCGGTGTTTCGACCACTTCACCCTCGACTCGCTCAACATTTTGGTATAACCCCGTATTTTTTGACACCTCTTCAGCCGTCTCGATGTCCTCTGAACGTTGATTTTCCTCTTGCTGAGCGGCATTTTGAGCGTGTATTGATTTTGATTCCTCTTCCGGTGTCTTGATAACACTTTCCTGCGATTTGATCACATCTTCTTGTGATTTAGTCACAGGTTCTGGTATTTGGTTGAATTCGGTAGCTTTTTCAACCTCTTTTACTGGCTGAATTGACTTGCCGTATGCCATCTTGTAGCCATCTTCCCCAAAGGACCTGTATAGATTCCTCATTTGACACTCAACTTCTTCCCATCCGACGTCTTCTGAAGTCTCCTGGCGCATGATTGTGACTGTTAAAGGGTTCTTCATGGACTTTTCTGTGAGCATTACTGCTCCAATGCCCTTAACTCTTACGCTGACTGCTCCTGTACCACTCTCATTAATCGCTTGATTGGTTGTTGATGCCAGATCTTCCGTCTTCAGCACCAGGAATCTCTCTGGATTATCTTCAAAAAATTTGAAGAGCGCCTGCTGCAAGACTGTTTTCTCTTCATCTTGCCCCTCAATCATCAACTCCATCGGAGTGACCTTCTCATCCTCCTTATAAGCTTTCTTAATCTCTCGAATCTCTTCTCTTGTTACCTCCGGCGGTATTGCTTCTGCGACCGCTTCCGGGAGTGTCAGCATCTCTGCCAGTTTGGAATATCCATATTCCTGATACTGGATACGGAGCTGCGGCGAATTGCCGCCTTCTGAGTACCGATCATTGATACTGATATACCTTGATACCGTCGATCTCTCGATTCCATATTCTTTCTTCGCGAATTCGTACACATCCGCGTACCCTGCCTGCTGCACGATCTCGTTATCACGAGCCGCCTTAAGCAGATATCCTACTTTTACGAATCCCTCGGCCTGGGCTTTTAATTCTTTTTCCAGGGACTCTTTGAAGTCCCCGAAATTGCTGATCATCAGTTCCATGCTTCCTCCTTTATGCTCTTATTTTCCTCAACCAACTATCTAAGAACGGCTGAATGATGTCTTCATCTGGCTTCTTGTCATAGGCTTGATACCACTGGGCAATCTTCTTTTCCTTTGAGATTTCAATCGTTGCGTAAGGTGTCTCTGGGTCTTCTACTTTGCGAAGCATGAAGATATAGCTCTTTTCTTCGTTGTGCCTTCTCATATACGTGTCAGAAGCTCCTACGCAATGGTGAAGGGTTGTTCCTTCGTGGATAATGTCTCCTGCGTTCTTTGCTGGTCTGATCAGGAACGCCCCTTTCTTCCAGCCCATTCTTCTATTAAGCTTCTCGTAGGATGTCTCAATCTTCGGGAATTGCTTATTTTTCTCTTGTTCCCTGACTTTTTCCTTTTGCTTATTTGCTTCGTAGACTAATCTATCGTGCTTCGCTGCAAGATCTTTTGGAAACAGAACAATGGAGTCTGTCATGTCGTAGCCTTGATTTTCACACATGCTCAGATAGTCTGCATAAGTTGACATCGTCCTTTCCTTCTCTTTACCCAGGTAGTTCAGCATCTTCTCTGCTGACTCGAATCTGAGAATCGTTTCTAGGTTGTGGTCCAGCCCGTATGCCGGATACTTTTCTAGGATCTGTTTGAATGTATTCGGCCGCAGGTTCCACCCTAGTCTCTTCTCCATCTGATACAGATCAAGGTGTTTTCCTTTGTCCTCCTTGAACATCTTCCACATGTATGGGCTGATCTGCAGGAAGCCTGCTGCATTTTTTGCTGTATAATCCAGCTTCTTGAATATCTTTAGCCCTCCGATCATGTCATATGCAATATTCCTCAATCCTTGTTTGACGATCATTTCTAGCTCAGGATGTTTTGCATAGGTCTTGATATATTCAACCATGTCCCTTCCGTACAATTCGTATCCTGAATGTTCCAGGAACGACCCTTTGACTGCTTCTTCGTATCCGTAGATTGGGTAGTCACCATGCCAGCTACATCTTGCATGTCCGTAATATCCGCCGCTGACCCACACTTCATTGTTTTGGTCTGTAATGGAACCAGA